CTATGACCAATCCGAAGTTGAACCCATCGACCTTGCCACCATCATCAGCCAAGACGCTGATCTGCTCGAAGACACCCGCACGGGTACTCCGGTGCTGTATCACTTTACTGGCAGGAATACGAGCGGAGTTGCACAGCTTGATCTGTATCCGCGATTGGAAACTGCTGGGACGATAAGCCTGCGAGTTGTGGAAAAACTGAAGTGCCTTACCCGCACCAACATCATTGTTGATTTCCCGCCGACCACGCAGGCGTTGGATGACGAGCTTCGCCTTCCGCACGTCCATCAGGTCGTTCTTTCCCTGACCCATGCGGACGCGCTCGAACGTGAACGGCAGTACGCCAAGGCTCAGTCGGTCGTTCAGACCGCCAATGCCGACCTTGCGGCGATGGCTAACTACGAACTGAGCCAGGTTGGTGGGATCAAGCAGATCACGCCGTCCAGCTTGGGCGACCTAACCACCGAAGAAATCACCGCCTCCTAATGCCATACTACTCGGACAACCTCGACGACCTTCTGGCGTTTGACGGCATCCGCAGTTTTGCGGGTGGTCAGGCCAGCGGTCTGCAATCAGACCTGCTTGCTGCCAATCAGGTGCAGGAGATGTACAACATGACCCTGTCTCCCAAGGGGAGTCTTGAGACTCGCTTGGGTGCAGATGCATTTTGCTCCACGGCCACAAGCGCGCTTGGATCAATTGGAGGCTTTCGCTTTTTTGACACGGCGCAGTACGAACAGGTTGTCACGGTAACACAGGGCAGGCTTTACACGATTGACTCCAACGGCAACGCTGACCTCCACCCGGCGGACGAAACTTGGAGTCAGGTCAACCGCACTTTCGGAAGCGAGGTGCAATTCTGGGCGGACGGATTTTCGGAAGACATCGACGTTAAGATTTCAATGGCGCAGTTCAACGACAAGATGTACATGGCCGATGCCAACGGAGACCTTTTTTATTGGGATGGTCAGATTGCCCAAAGGCAGGGTGGCAAAGTAAGGGCGATTACGGTCACGACCGGTGGGTCGAACTACACCAGTGCGACCGCCATTGTGACCGGGCCAAGCTGGGGCGGATCTTTGCCCACGCTGACAACCACGGTGGCCGGAGGAGCCGTTACCGGCGTGGTTGTGGTTGACGGCGGATCTGGGTACTCGGCCACACCCACGGTGACAATCATTGGCGATGGCTCTGGGGCAACGGCAACGGCAACTGTTAGTCCGCCTCCTCAAAACTTGCGTCTGCTTATTAACACCGGCAACCGCCTGTTTGCGGTAGGCTCCGGCACTGGGCGCAATACGCTTTACGCATCCGACATTCTGGATGCCTCCATTTGGGATGCGTCAAACTCAATTATTGTAAATGCCGACGATGGCGATGAAATCACGGCCATTGTCCAGTACTACCAGAATCGAATCATTGTTTTCAAGAAACGCCGAATCTTTCAGGTTACAATCCCGCCGGATGCCACATCCGGGGCGGATTGGACGGTTGAGCTTATCTCAAACAACGTTGGATGCGTTGCCGAACAGACAGCCGTACAGGTCAGTTCCGACATCTTTTTCCTTGCCGATGATGGCGTGCGGTCGCTGGTTCGGTCGGCTGCCGACGACTTTACTTCGGTTGGTTTGCCAATTTCAGAGGTGGTCAAGGATGTAATTCAGTCCATCAACACGGCAGAGATCGGGATCGCTTCTGCCTTGTTTTACGACAACCGCTACTTCCTGGCCATTCCAACCGAGGCCAACGATTACAACGACACGCTCTTGGTGTATAACACCGTTCTTGGGGCGTTTGAGGGAACTTGGTCTCCGCAAGTCATGCAGTTTACTTTAAGCAACTTTGACGGCGAAGGCGTGCGTGCTTTAGGCAAGGCAACCAACGGCGTGATCTTGAGATACAACGGACACAAGAATCCTTCTCAGGTAACATCCGCAGATTATCAAGACGCTGGCGTTGACTACCAATCCTACGTCCGAACAAAGGACTTTGACTTTGGCGATCCCTTTGCCGAAAAGCACGGCAGCCATTTTGAGGTGGTGTTTGACGACTCATTTTCAACCGACACGACCATTTCCATCCAGCGGGATATTGACGTTGGCGATATTGACGTTCAGCCCAATCTTAACCCATCCAGCGCGGCTCTTACACTTCCATTTACCCTGCCAGCGCAGTTGCCTTCCTCGGTCAAGAAAAGGATTGCCAGCGACCTACGAGCGTACCAGAAATGGCGTTTGTTGAATATCAAGATCACCAGTGCGGCCAACAAGCTCGCCATTCGCCAGATTACGGCTGCGGCTAATCCAGACACCATTGAGGTGCAGAAGAACATATCGTGACGGCGGTAGAGTTTATCGAGGCTTCCGGCGTGCCGGAATCAACCTGGCCAACCTTTAGGGAATGGTTTAACTGGCACTCCGAGCGTGGCCTGGTTGGGGTAGCCAAGGATGGCGATGAGGTGGCCGGGGTAGCCATTGCCAGGTGCATTAAGGGCATGGAAGCCCCTGAGCCTTATGAACATGACGAAGCTGGAGAGAGTGTGTTCGTGGACTTGACCGTGACCTCGATTGATGGTAAAAGTAACGCCTTGAGTCGCAAGGCTCTAAAGTGCCTGCTGAGTATCCTTTGGGATAGATTCGGTCCGCGCAGGAGGATCACCTTCAAGCGTAACGGCACATATAAGGAGTATGACTACTACAATTTTATGCGAAAGGCACTAAACTAATGGGCGGCGGACCATCCATCCCAGCACCCCCTCCTCCTCCCGACCCCCTAAAGGCGGCGCAGGCCAATTCCCTTTTCTACCGATCCTCGCTGGAAACCTACGTTGAGAAGGCTCCAGACATTGCGGCTTTGGAAAACGCCCTTCGGATCAAGTATATGCCCGAACAGCGTCAGTTGGAACGCCAGCTTTCCGCAGCCGACCAGCTTGCCCAGGTTCAGACCGGCCTCCAGCTTGAGAGGCAGTACGGACCGCAACGCACGATGGAAACGCTTCGTCGGCAGTACGAGTATAGCCCGGAAGCCTTTGCATTGAATCGTGGGTTGGGAAGTCAGCTTACCCGCCAGTTCGAGCGCACCTATGGCGTTAGCCCGTTTGCAAGTGTGGAGCCAATGGTTGCCTACGGCGGCGGCGTGGCTCCGGTCAATTACACCGGAGGCATTGCCCCGCAGATCGGTGCGCCTGCCTATACCACCGAGATTGGCGATGTGTTGGCGCGTAACGTAGAAGCCCAGAAGAAGACGACAGCAAAATTTAGGGCTGGGAAGATTTAGTATGTCACGCGCTAACGCATACAGAACAAGGGGATACAATGTAAGAGCAGGATATAAGATAGATGAAGACGGTCAAATTGTAGAGGCTCCATGGAGTAATTTTTATATTTTGAGAAGAGATGGTGCTGCTCAACAGGCAGAAAAAGCATCAAAAGATTATTCAGAATATCCATACACAAGCCTCATACAAGCACAAAACGCGCAAGCCAAACAACAGCAAGAAAAAATTAAAAATGCCGAGGAAGAGACAAGAAAATTAAAAGATAAGTACGAATCAGAGCTTTCTAAAGAACGTCAATATTCCGCGCTTGCAGACCAGATCGCTGGTCTTACTGGAGGTGTTCGTCGCGGTGGTGGAGGAGCAGATTTGAACCAAGCAATCAACCAATTGGGTGCTGGAAGGAACTATGGAGCATCCGATCTTTCATCCCGACTAAACTTTCAGGTCTCCGACCAGCAGATCGTTGACGATTACAACGCAACCCGTCTTGGCCGACTTAACCGAATTGTTGAAGATGGAAACTCCCAGATTGCCGGTATTCAATCCAGACTTGATGCGGCTAATCAGCTTTTTGAAGGGTTACCGACAGGAGACCCAAGACGCACTTCGGCAAAAGTTTCTATTGAGCAGTTAAAATCAGACCTTGCCAGCGTTCAGGGCGCAGTCACCAAGGCCGGACAGCAGATCACAGATTTTAAGCCAATTACTCCGACCGATGCGGAAGGACTTAAAGAGATCACGGCGTTCCGCGAGTTTATCAAGTTGCCGGAGGAACGTGCCGGAGATCAGCTAAAGCAAATTGACCCAGAGGCATACAAGACAGCAGTCGGTCTTGGGCAACGCTATCGTCAGCTTGCGACCGAGGAGTTGCCTGCAACAACGACTCCGCAGACGGAGCAACTTCGCAACACCATCGAACAGGAAGCACTTAACCAGCTTCGCCTTGGCTCGACCTTGGGAGCCGAGGAAAGGCGTGGATATGAGCAGGCCGTGCGTGCCGCCCAGACCGCCCGTGGCAACATCTTCGGCCTTGGACCGGCAGTGCAGGAAGCGGCGCAGATCGGTGCCGCCGGGGAACAACGCAAGCTTGCGCGTTACGGGGCGGCGCAGCAGTTCCTGGCTTCCGGAGAAACGACCGGTGGCGCAGCCGCTCGTGACCTTGCGCTTCGCGAGGGCTTGACCCAGCAACGCCTGGGCGCGGCTTCCGGCTTTCTGGCTGGTGGACCTTCGCTTGCCAACTTGGCCCAGCAACGGCTCGGCCAACAGAACCTTGCGGCGCAACAGTACATTCAGGCCAATCAACCCCTGCCTGGGCAGTTCCAGACTCAGGGTATGCCGCAGCAGTTTTATCAAGCTGCAAATCCAGAAATTCCAGTACAGCTTGCTGGCAATGCAGCCAACATCTACGGAACAATGTCTGACTATCAGGCCCAAACCTACGGAGCCTATACTCGTGCTGTCGCATCCCAGCCGACCGGCGCACAGCAATTTGGCTCGATTCTTAGCGGAATTAGCGGACTTATTCCGAGTTTCAGCTTCAGCAAGTAAGGAGAGTTTATGCCGTTTCAATTCAATATCGAGGGACCGGAAACCAAAAGAGCGCGGGAAATGACCCAATCATTACAGGAGGAGCAACTTCGTCGATACCAAGAAGACAGAATGGCAAGGGAGTATGAGGCATCAAGACAAGTGATGCCTTATGAAAATTTCAAGATTGATGTTGGCGGTGAAATGATTGATTTTCGAGCTTTAAGTCCAGAGCAAAAACAGGCATGGAAACAACAGCAGGAAGCCAACTGGATGATGGATCAAAATTTGAAGATGGAAAAATACAAGACCCAGATGGCTAAAGCTGAAGTTGAAATGGAAAAACTAAATGCCGAAAGAGCGAAAATAGGATCTGAAATAAATAAAGGAAATGTAAGACCTGGACTAGATATTCTTCCAATCACAAAACCTTATACAGAGCAAATGTCTGAAATTGACGCAAGGATTAAGGAGCAGCAGGAAAAATATATGCGTGCCGGTTTTGGAGCGCAATCCATGACATCAGAAACAATGCCATCTTCTTACGGTGTTCCGCCTGTCACAAAACCACAACCAGCACAGCCAGCCCAACAGGCACAACAGCCGCAAGCCCAGCAGGCACCAGCGCAACAAGCAGAAATCCCATCCTATGCCGACGAGGCCGCAGCCAAATCCGCAGGCGCAAAGGTTGGGGACATTATCATCCTTCAAAACGTTAAAAAAGCAGATGGCACGGTTGGTCCGGCAAAAGTAAGACTGACCCGTTAATTTATGGGCTACGAAGTCCTAGAGGACGAAAAGCCCGGATACGAAGTCCTGCCAGAAGAGCAGGCCGGATACGAGGTTGTTGAGGAAATTACGACTCCCAAGCAAGCCGAGAAACCATCCGTTCAGGCAGAGCCAACCGAGCCGGTAAATCCATCTCTTATCGGAGCATCGTTAAGATCGGTTGGAGAGCAGGTTATTCCTGGAGCCTCTGCCGTAGCTGGAACTCTTTTGGGTGCTGCTGCTGGTGCGCCAGGCGGCCCTGTTGGTATAGCTGCTGGTGCATTGGCTGGCGGTACGCTTGGATATAAAATAGGCGAAACAGGCCAGCAAGGTTTGGCTAGGCTTTTGGCCGGAGAGCAGGGATATGAGGATTACCAAAGGCTTCGCGAGGCCGATAAATCCAGATACCCAATAGCCACAACTTCGCTTGAAATTGCGACACCAATTGCAATTGGTGCCGGTGCAGCAAGACCTACGCTTGCTATTGATAGATTCCAGCAAGCTTTTAAACCGCAGATTGCGCCTGTTGCGCGAGCGGCGGAAGAGGCTGCCGCTGGTCAGCCAATTAGGCCTGGAACAGTTGGTGAGGCAGGATTCGAAAGTGGAGTTAAGGCACCTGAATTTAAAATGCCAGAGCCTCCCAAGGGTTATGCAATAGCCAAAACTGCGCTTCGTGAGCTTAAATCAGAGAAAGTTCCAACTGCCGTTAAGGCCGAGATTGCAACCCAGCCGGATACGGTAAGGAAAATTTACGGAGTCGCGGCAAAGCGTGCAGAGCTTGAGGATCTTCCAACAGATGAATTGTCAAGAGTTGCCAGAGAAAGCACAGACCCGATTGAATCACAGGGAGCAAGAGCATTGCTGTACGCAAGGAACATTGACAATGATCCCGCAAGTGCGGCTGCGAATTTAAACGAGTTTGTTAAAATGAACTCGCAATTTGGACTTGGCTTAAGAAATATACAGGAATACATAAATACTCCGGCTGGATATGTTTCAACAATAAAGCAACAGGCTGAATCAGTTGGCAGAAAAATTCCAGCACAAGTTGAGCAACGACTGACCGATTTGTTTACAAAAAGCAAACAATCAAAAGATGCTCTTAAAACCGCAATAAACAATTATAGAAATACCCTAACAGACGATTCAGCAAGGCTTGCAGAAGAAGCGCAAAAAAATGCACAGCGCGATGCGGTAGAGCTTCAGCGATACTCAAGAAATGTAATACCAAAAAGATTTTTAACGGAAACTTTTCCGCAGGCCATTCAGCTTACATTGCTGACACCACTATCTTTAACAAAGAATATATTCTTTAACGTAAATAGGGCAGTTGCCCAAACAGGTGTAAGGGCGATTGCGAATGTGGGTGATTCAGTTATTTCATTTTTATCAAAACAACCAAAGACAATTGCACAGTCGCCAACAACCGCACAGGCTGCAATTGGTGGCGCAATATCTGGATTTAAGGAAGCTGGAAGAACATTTTTTAAGACAGGCATACCTGAAAAAGCTGCGCTTGCCGGTGAGGGTGTAAAGGGTACAGATGTATTTAGATCCCTTGCACAAGCCATAACAGGAAAAGACCTTGTTGTAAATGAAAAAGGAAAGGTTGCGGTCGCAGACAGAATCAGAAAGTTTGCTGAGGGCGTGATCGGTTCGTATACGGAGCCTATGGGCAGGGGTCTTGCTGTCGGAGATTTGCCATTTAGAAGGGCGGCAGAGGCAAGGCTAGTTGCGGAAAGGGCATTGATAAAAGGAGCCAGCAGGGAAGAGGCATTGGCAGCAGCAAGGTTTCCAAAAAAATCTGAATTGAGCGCGATTGAGAATGAGGCAGCCAGGGCAACCTTTCAGCAAAACACAAAGCTTACAAGCGCAATTCAAAGAGTGGCCGATGTTATTGCAAGCATACCTGCGGTTGGCCCACTACTTTTAAGGTCAAATATTCCATACATTAAAACTCCGGTTAACGTGGTTAGCGATGTTGTGGATATCGCAGTTCCTCCGATTGCTTTCGTAAAGTCTATATACTACGCAAATAAAGGAGACCGAAGGCAGGCATTGGATATGGCTGCCAGGGGTATTGTTGGCTCGGTAATGGGCATGGCCGCATCTGCACTTTATAGGGCTGGCCTTATTACTGGATCTGCTGGTAAAAGCGAAAAACAGCGAGGTATAGAGTATGAAGTTCAGCCTCCAAATACATTAAACAAATCTGGCCTAGAAAGACTTTTACGCGGTGAAGATCCGTCCATACAACCTGGTGATGAAATAAAAAGTTTTGAAAATTTTGGATATCTTGGAACTGTTTTTAATGTGTATGCAAACGTTCTTTCAAAAGAGGGAAGTTCTGGAATCATTGAGGACGCTGCCAATGTGGCATTTCTTGGCATACCAAACGTTGCAAGCTACACATTAAACCAAACATTTCTTAAAAGCACAAACACGCTGCTCAACGCAATCAACAGAGAGCAGTATGATGGATATCTTCAGTCGCTATATGGATCGGTTTCTTCAGTAGCATTTCCTGGCACATTGCAGGCAATCAATCGTGCAACAAGAGAGTATATGGTTGACATAAAGTCAGATGACAAACTTCAAGGATTCCAGAATGTATTAAAATCAAAAATGCCTGAATTTGCCGCCAATGCACTTAATCTGGAAAAACTACCACTAACAAGAAATATGTGGGGCGAGCCTGTAAAGCAGACACCGGAGGGTGAAAATCCGTTTTTCTATAATTTCTTTGATGTAACAAGAAGCAGATCGGTTAAGTCGGATGAATCAAACTTGTTTCTTTATAAACTATGGAAAGACACAAAAAATCCTGACGTATTGCCATCAGTTCCTGGTAGAAACATCACAATTAAGGGTACGACTTATAGGCTTACAGAAGAACAATATGCCAATTTTCAAGAAGAAGTTGGTCGAAGAAGGAAAGCTCTTGTGGACAGGGATGTTGAAAGCCCAACCTTCATAGTGGCAGAGCCAGAGTTTCAGATTAAAAGACTAAAGAGCAGTTATGAAAAAGGACTTGAGGACGGAAGAAAACAATTCATAAAATTAAATAGAGAAGATCTTGTTCCAATGGAGAAATAAAATGCAAAGATACGAAAAGAAGATGGCGGAAATGTTTAAGAAGGTAGAACCAGCCGCTCGCCCCACGCAAGGGCAGGCCGGATTGCAGCAAGTTGCGCCGATCAAGACAGAGACTCCGGTCCAGCCCGAACAAGGATACGAGATGCCAAGCGTTGGTTATGAAATTATTTCCGACGAGCCTCAGAAGCCTGCGGAAGACCCGCTTGTTTCAGCGGCGATGCAGACAGTTGATTGGGAGGCCAGAAGGGATAAGCGCGGAAATCTGTCAATTTACGCCTTGCCCAGCGGTGATCTTGGCGGAAACTACGAAGTGGCTGGTATCAATGACCGATATCATCCCCAGGCATTTAAAAAAATATCTTCACTACCGGCAGAGCAACGCGAAAAGGCGGCTGCCGAATATATTAGGCAATACACATCTCCATTTGTAAATCAATTGCCTGAACAGATTCGACCATTCGCCCAAGACCTTGCATTCAACCGTGGTGCCGGTGGTGCAACCAAATACATCCAACAGGGTCTTAACAGTCTTGGACAAAAAGTATCAATAGATGGAAGGCTTGGACCTCAAACATTGCAAGCAATACAGGGTGTTGACCCAAAGGCCCTGATGAAAGCAGCAAGCCAGGCCCAATTACAAGATGAGTATGCTAGAGCCAGATCAAACCCGGAAAGAAGGAAATTTCTTCAGGGTCTTGAGAATAGGATCAACAACCGGCTATCGCTATTCGGAGCCGTCTGATTCGTAAATATAGGTCTGCCCATTATTGCCAGCAAAATAGTTCCCAACCCTTGTTCTTAAGGTTGCATCATTGCTGTAAGAAAAGTCTCCGTCAATCACGGTTAGCTTTCCATTCCCATAATACATATTTCCACAAGACCCATACAAGCCACGCGGAGTTATGAATAAAGGACCATTTTGCACAACTAGCCCATTGCGTGTAATGGCAACCCCACGCCCACCGCTGAACACGGCATTGCCGGACGGGTATGTAGTTCCCACGAATTCGTCCAAATCCTCACCCATCACCGGTGCCACCAGCACCGCCATTAGGAATAGTATTGCTTTCATGCGTAAAAACTCCAGCATCTGCGCCGTCTAGTCAAGCATGAAATTATCCGCCAGACAAATAGGTGCAGTAGGCGTGGCCCGTGTGGCCGGTGCGCTTTTTCGCAACGGGTATAGCGTGCTGACCCCGATGGAGGATTTTTCCAGCTACGACCTGGTGGCCGAGCGCAACGGAAAGTTTCACCGAATCCAGATCAAGACCACCAGCAAGCCGGAACACGACAAACTTCATTATCGTTTTATGACAAGTTCCGGGCATCAGGGAAAGGTGATGTACACCAAGGCCAAGGTTGATTATATTATCTGCTGGGCGATGGATGAGGATTTATTCTGGATTCTAAAGCCGCACGAATGTCGCACCACCACCAAGAAGTTTTACCCAAATTCAGGTTCCTCATGGCGAATCATAAACGACCTCTGACCCCCAAACAGGCTTGGCGTCTGTTCGAGGATGCCATTAAAGATACTGATGATATCGAGAAGGCTGCCGAATGGATACGCAGGCACCCGCAGATTGCCAAGAAGATGACCGGTGCGGGGTTATTAGCCTGCTTTGACGAAGACATAAAAAAGTATTGACTCAATTTTGACACGCCTCCAATGTGGGGCATGGCAATCAATTCAAGACGCAAAGGCGCGGCAGGCGAGCGAGAGTTTGCATCCTACCTAAGAGAGCAGGGTTGGCAGAAAGCACGGCGCACCCAACAATACGCCGGTGATCCAGAGGGCGGTTCTGGGGATGTGGTCTGCGCGAACTTCCCATTTCATTGCGAGGTCAAGCGTTGCCAGCAGATCAAGCCGGAGCAATGGATGGCCCAGGCCAAGGGCGATGCGCCGGAAGGCAAGATCCCGGCGGTGTTCTTTCGCCGCAACGGAGAGAAGAAGTGGCTGGCCATCATTGAGGCCGACGACCTTTGCGAAATCGCCCGTCATATTGCCCCTCCTAATTTCACGGTCGATGTCGTCCAGACCGCGCCCGTGGCCACGACCGTAGCCCAAGGATTTGTAATGCCTTCCACCCCACTAAACCCAAACCAAATATAGAAAGGTAAAATAACATGAGCCTAACCATCAGTGAAACATCCAAAAATACGGAACGTCAACTACCAGAGGCGGGAGCCACGGTCGGCGTTCTATTCAGCCTTGTCGATCTCGGTACCCAGGAAGTTACCTGGGACGGAGAGACCAAGTGGACCCCTAAACTCCGCTTGGCTTTCGAGTTGCCTGAACAGGTGATCGAAGGCGAGGTGACTGAGAATGGCAAAACCACAAAGGTGACGAAACCGATGGTCGTTTCCATCGAACTCACCCGCAGCCTTGGCGAGCGTGCGACCTTGCGGAAGCACCTTGAAACTTGGCGCGGTCAGGCGTTCACCAGCAAAGAACTCGCCAGCTTCAGCCTCAAGAACCTCTTGGGCAAGGCTTGCTTGCTCACTCTGGTTCACAAGACCAGCCAGGCCGGGCGCAACTACTGCGCGATCCAAGGCATCGCCAAGTTGCCCAAGTCGATGAAGGCTCCGGCCACCACCCAAAACAGCCAGGTCTTCTACGAGATCGAGCAGGGTGAGGGAGGCCAGTTTGGCGAACTGCCGGAATGGTTGCAGGAGAAGATCCGTTCCAGCAAGGAGTTGTCCGGTGCGTCTTCGGCACCGCAGGCTAAAGCTGCCACCAGCACTGACGCAGACGGCAACCCGATGCCGTTCTAATCAGATGGCTCTTACTCTCACGCAGAAAGAGCCATCGACCGCTAAACTCGTTCAAACCGAGTCCAGCGGACATTGGTACACACAGGAAGGCGAGTCCGCCCACGTTGTCATTGGAAAGAACGGCAACGAGCGCAACACCACGGTTACGGACGCGCGCAAGATGGGTTTGCTCCCATCGGTCACAAGCGTCCTGGGCATCATGGATAAACCTCAACTCACGGCATGGAAGATCGAGCAGGCCATCATGTCCTCGCTAACGCTTCCGAAGGAGGACGGTGAAACACTCGAAGAGTACGCAAAGCGGGTCGTCAAAGACTCGAAGCAATCCACAACCAAGGCGGCGGAACACGGCACGAAAATGCACGAACAAATGGAGCATATCCTACTTGGACGTGATTGTTCCAAAGACCCGGAACTCCAGCCGTATATCAAGACGTTTAGAGAGTGGGCTGAAGACAATATCGAAAGAACCTATTGGTGCGAAAAAGCACTGGTTGGTGCTGGTTACGCTGGACGATGCGATGCCTACGTCAAGCTGAAGGGAATTGGTGACGCAATCATCGACCTTAAGAACCGCAAGGTAAATCCGAAGTACGACCCGTTCTACGATAGCGACTGCGCCCAACTTTGGGCCTATCGCATAGCCTCGGATAACCCCCAGGCTGCGTGTGTTTCGGTGGTCTTGGCTGCCAACGATCCCGAAACGTTGGTGATACACCAGTGGAGCGAGGAGGAACTGCACGAAGCCGGAATCGCCTTCAGTGCCATGCTCAAGGTCTGGGCGTGGTCAAAGAAGTACAACCCGCCGGGGATGAAACTATGACACCACCCACCATAGAAGAACTTGGTAAAGCCGCCGAGGATATAACGTGGCGCGTTATGGGCAAAGGCTCGGAGAAATCCGCCTACGGAGAATGGTTTCATGTTGACAAGCCGGTGCATGATTACCATATAGGTCGTGCTATGCGTCACTTGTCCACGGCCATGTTGCAGTTGCAGAAGTCAACGCCTTGCCCGGACAACAACGGCGAAACGGCTGCGGATCACCTCGAAAGGGCTTTGGTCCGCGCCTTGTTTGCCTGGGCGCAAATCAAAAAGGAAGTACCACGACTATGAGGAAAATAGAGGATATCAAAGTAACATTCATCTGGGGAGGCCGCGAAGTCACGGCATGGGGCGACTGCGATTACAAGACGCACCGCATTGACATCGGGCCGCAGGGTTACCGAGAACACGTCATGGCGGACGTGCCTTACGATATGTCAATCTCTCGCATCACGGTTTGCCACGGTGACGCAGACATCGCCAACCCCGAGCCGGAACTGCTGGAATTTGCCGAGCAGCTTCTCATGGAGGAAGCCGACGAACAACTTTGCGAGGTGGCATGAAGAAAGTTGTAGTCACGCAGGCTTTTGGGGATGATTGGCTTGAGGTTCTCAAGCTGACCAAGCCGCGCATGGAGGAGTATTGCCGTAGGCACGAGCAGGACTTTATCTCCATCGAGAAGCCGCTGGCGCATCCGGTTCAGTACAGCAAGCTTATCATCCCGCACCTGATGACGACCAAGGGGTACGATGTCGTTACCTTCCTTGACGCTGATGTGTTGGTCGCGCTGGACTGCCCTGACATCTCCAAGGATGTAGAGAAGTTCTGCGCCTTTGACGAAGGTGCCTACCTTGACCGCAAGCCGGGAATGACGGCACTGGCCAAGGCTTTTGGTTACAAGATCGAGCCAAGGTTCTACGTCAACACGGGTGTCTTTGTGGTTACGAAAAGCTTTGCCGGAATCTTCGCACAGCCGCCCATAGGATTGTTCCCCAATCACTTTGCCGAACAGACCTGGATGAACATCATGGCGCACCTGTGCGATCTGGATCTTCAGGAGCTTGACCCGTCCTTTAACTGCATGACCAGCGTCGAGGAACACTTCGGGCTGAACCGATATATGGATGCCCAGATGATCCACTACGCCGGACAATCCAACGACATGGCCAAGCTTCGCGGCCAGATTGAGGCTGACATCAAGAAGCTGGAAGAGGAGATCCGATGACCTCGGTCAAGGTGATCCCGCATGGAGACAAGTGGCGGGTGGTGACGGAGTCTATGGAGAACCCGGTTGGTCCGCGCCTGTGGGGTGCCGAGCCTCCCAACGGGTTGCCGACAGCCGACGATGTGTTCGACGACAAGCAGAACGCTCTGGATGCGGCGCGGCTATGGAACGCTTATTCGGCCTGGGCCGAGGATCGTTCTGGAAAGAGGAAGAAATGGTCAAAGCTGAAGCGAACCGCCTGACCCACGAGGAGCGGGTCAAGCTGCTCGCCAGCGAGATTGCCATCCGGGCGATCTACGACCTGCGCCTATTGCAACGCCGCAAGGTATTGGTCGGGGACGAACTGACACCGGCGAACAAGCGTCCGGGCCTGAAAGACTGTTGCTGCTACCGCGAGGAGGACAACATAAAAAACCTGCTTGACGATTTCAAGAACGGCACCGTACTCTTTTGGTGCAGGATGGGCGGGGCGAACATCGACCAATCCACCCTGAACAAAATGCTTAAGAGGAGGAAAGATGACGGACTATCTGAAGTTCTTTAGCGAGGTGAGCGCACGCGTCATCTTGTTCGCCCTGCTTGCGGGCGCAGGGATGATGTTGCTGGTGTTCGCCGGAAGCTTCATGGCATGGCTGATTGCAAAATCAAGAGAGGAGAAATCACAATGGATGAATTGGGACAAATAAAGTTTCTCGGCGAGCGCGAGGTAAAAATGATCGAAATGAAATTCGACATGGATGACATTGCGTCCGACAAGCTGGCATCCATTGGATTTAACAGGATCAAGTATGATCGCGAGGAATTGGCGAGTTACGCCATCAAAAAGCTTCTGGAGGAATACGTTGAAAGGAAGAACAAATGCAAACCAAAAAAGCGTTCAAGCAAAAAATCCTCACGGCGGTAACCGTACCGCAAGTCCTGACCCGCTCGCAGTGCGAGATGATTATTCGCGATGCGGAGGTCATCGGGATGAAGCGCGCGCCGGTGTTGTCGAAGGACGGCACCCACGTTGCCAGCCGCACCCGGACCTGCTCGTCGTGCTGGATACCCAAGGCACCGCACTTCCAGTGGCTTTACAATTACCTGGCCGCAGTGGTGGATCAGGTCAACACGGAACACTATCGCTTCGACATAATGGATATGCAGCAGCTTCAGGTGCTGAGGTATCGCCCATTCCAGAAGTTCAGGTGGCACTTCGACACCTATGACGGTAGCGACCGCAAGCTGACCTGCGTTATCAACCTATCCCGCCCTCAGGAATATGTGGGCGGAGGGTTGCGCGTAGAGGCCGATTGGCATGGGGTGGAGAAGTCCACGCACCAGGGATCGGCAAACTTCTTCCCTTCATGGATCAAGCACAAGGCCAAGGCACCCCTGCTCGGAACGCGCTGGGCGTTGGTAGCATGGATCACAGGGCCGCAATGGAAGTAGGCCCGACCGAGATGCTGATGTTTGCCATCGGCATTGCCCTCATGGCGATGTGGATGGATCGCAAATGACCTTTGCCTCCAACCTACCGCGCCACCAGTACGTCATGGTGAACCGCAAGTTTATCTCACAGGGCAACGAGAGCGGATGGGAGGATGCCGTATGGTTCGGGCTGTACTCCGTGCCGCACCGGGCCTGGGGTTGCACGGTCATGCTGAAGTGCGGTGCGTTGTACCGGGGGCTACCGCTGCACGCCCTTGCCTTCCCCAACGGAACGAGCGAGCCGTGGACCCTGGGAGACGCACAGCGGTGGGATTGTTTCGGCTGGAACTTCACGACCATCGAGTACGACTATCTGCGCGAATTGGATTGCCAGGTGTGGCTGGCCGGTAGGCAGACATGGATGCGGGGAGCCTATATGTTCACCGCCGAGCCGTATGGGGATGGGTACAGCCTGGAGCCGAGCCAAACCAAGTCGCATCACTTCATTGAGCTTGCCAATGGAAGGATCGCCTGTGTTCCCGGCAACAACGTCTTATTCACGGAGGCATCGTTCACGGGTAAGAATGGAGTTGCCAAGCCGACATGGCTGAAGGTACAAACACAGGTATTCCACGCCGAGGAACAGCCGTTCGACGGCGTGGTTGGGGAGGAGACAGCATGACCATATATCAGGTGGCAAGGTTGGAGGTTGAGGCACTCAAAGAGTTTCTCGACATGGACAACTGCCACCCAGGAAACCTGATGGACTCAAGCTGCTCGCCGCTTTATTGGATTATGAACCAAATGCTGTACGACAAGTTTCACGGACACGGCTGGGAGTTGGATCTATTGGCCGGTAGATTCGTGAAAACAAAAGGAGAGTGATATGCCACTAGGCAAAGACATCGGAAAGAACATTCGTGAACTACGCGCCGACAATAAACGCAAGGGCAAGGCTCGCGGGGCTGGAGGTAAGCCGCGCTCGCAGAAGCAGATCCTGGCCATCGCGCTTCGGTCTGCCGGGGTGCCGCCCAAGGGTGGTCCTCGCCGGTTCCGTATGCGGAGTCGGTAATGTCGGAAGATCGCATGGCGTGGTTGGCCGAGATTCTGGCGCGGGTGCGCCGGAGTCTGGCCAGCCACAGGGACAAGATAAACCACGCCGAGGCACACAAGGTTCGCGAGGTCATCGCGGACGTTGACGCGGCGGCTTTAATCACAAAGGAGATAAGGAATGAACACACAGGAAGCAGTAGCGCAGGTACTAACTGACCGGGTCAGCACGACCGAGACAAACATCAAGGTGCTGGAGGCGAGGCTTGTCGCCGCAGTCCAGACCATCCAGCAACTTCGCCACGAGATCAGCATTGGTCGGATCGAGCGCACCAAGGCCAACGAATCGGATGCGGCGCGGGTCGTTGCCGGGATTCGTGACGAGCGGGAGATCGTGGTGCCGGAGGCACTGAAGATCGCCAAGCCAAAGATCAGGAAGGGAAAGATGAAAAGCGGCGGCGGAAACAGGACAAGGCAGATGGTCCTGAAACGCTGGGGGTTGTGGCGTATCCAGTACGAGCAGGGCTACACCACCAGGCAGATTGCCTCTGCATGGAAGTGCAACCGCTCTTCGATTGATTATGCCAGGGAACATCATTGGGGCGCGGAATAGTTTGACTCTAAATAGATTCACAATAGAAAGGACACCATGAAACTCTGGACCAACCAAACCAACTCAATCCACAAAGTCGATGACTCGATGCTTTTCCCGCGCAACACCTATGTGTTGCCCGACGAGCTTACCGGACCGATGTGGGAAGACTCCATACCCTGTCCGCACAAGATCAAGCCGTACTATCCTGGCCGCGCGACCGGCGGTGCCACGGCGGTGTACCGGGCCGGAGCGATTGGGGATGCAATCATCACGACTGCCTTTGTGCATTATTTGGTCAACGAGTCGGGCGGGTGCGTGGATGTGTACGCACCGGCCAGGAACCTTCCGCTTTATGCCGGGCTGGGAGCCAAGCTGTTCCCGCTTCCGCCTACGCTGGAAGCCTGGGATAGCTATGACGCGCACCTGCCGACCGACGACTTGTTCTCCGGCCAGGTTGGCAATACCAAGCTGGGTACTGGTCCGGGCAACTGCTACGACAGGATTTACACCTGGATGAATGCGGGGGACGTAGATCCAAAGTATAAACGCCCACACCTATACCTGATCGAGCCAGACCACAAGGAACTTATGGAAATGGGCAAGTGGCCAATTAAACAGGATTATTTTGCGTATCATGTAAGTTCATCCGGCCCGACCAGAACCTACCCGCCCAAGCAAGGACAGGAAGCCGTGCTGGCATTGCTCGAGGCTTTCCCGAACCACAAGGCCGTCATCATCGGGCTGGACAACTCCAACAACTTCAAGGTGGATCACCCTCGCGTGATCGACCTGTTCAACACGACCAAGCAGTTCCGCTCGCTGTTCCCGATTGTAAGTGGAGCCGACTTCGTGGTTGCGCCGGACAGCAGTGTCAACCATGTGGCCGCCGCCTTCGACACGCCTTGTGTGTCGCTATGGGGCAGCTATCACCCGGACGACCGAATGACCTACTATCCAAAGAACATTTCGGTCTTCAAGCCGGACACCTGCCCACACGCTCCGTGCCGCCCTCATGCGGGTCTACCGCAGCAGAAGTGCAAGGACGCGACAAACAAGACACCGAAGACGCAGATGTGGTGCAATGCCCTTCGCAACATCACCTCGCAGGATATTGTCGAGGCGGCGAAGAAGGCGATGGAGTTGGAGGGATAATTTAATCCGGCGCATGGTGTGCGGAGAGATTCCGCAACGGGAAGTCCTCCTAGTGTGTTCTCCCCTTGAAACAAAGCCGGATTGTTTTTATTATGAACCGATGCCCCGAATGGTACGCAAGGAGATCTTGCGGCTGGCCACGAAAGTTCGGCCATTTGAAACAAAGGGGCATTATACTTTGCATTAGACAAACTAATAGGCACACCGAACATCCTTGCGTCATGCGATCCTGATGTCATTGTGCTGGGAAATAAATGAACTTTCAAGCTAAGACATTGCCATGATGTACGACAAGCATGGCAACCGCCCGACCAAGGGCGCAAGAAGCATCGACTACGACGACACGGTGCTGATCGCCAAGTGTGGTCCGATCAAGTTTCACCATTGGGCCAGGGAAACCGCCGACCCGGACACATGGAGCGAGCCGGAGACAGACTGGCACCTGGAATGGAAAACCCACTTCCACAAGGACAACGTGGAGAAGTCAATCGAGGTGGACGGCATCAAGCACCGCATGGACGCGAGGATGTATGTAGGAGGGGTTCGTCATGCCATCGAGTTCCAGCACAGCCCGATCAGCGTTGAGGAGATCCAGCAACGCGAGGCTGGCTACGTCAACATGGTATGGATCTTTGACTGCATCGGCAAGGAAATGCCAAGCAATCATGTCGGGGATGGCATCATCAGGATATGGTGGAAGAGGCCGCGCACGTCTATCCTGTGGTGCAACCAGCCGGTGCTGCTGGACATTGGCGATGCTGGCGTTTACCAGCTCATTTCAATGCCTGAATATGAAAATGATTTTTGGTATGGACGGCATTGCCACAAGCGTGAGATGATCGAGACGCTAACGAGCGGCACGTTTTCACAATCAACGAAAGCACTGGAACAACTAATCAAGGAGGGCGCGGCATGACGCAGGAAAAGGTGATGGATCTGATGAAATTTTTGGGGGAAGACTGCGTGCTTTTGCCCATACCTACCGGCGAGAAGAGGCCGATGGATGCAGGCTGGCAGAAGACAACCCCGGCGGCGGCAAGGAAGCCGGAGCATCTGCGCCGACTTGAGGCGGGCAACATCGGGGTGTTGCTTGGCAAGGCTGGTGGCGGGCTGTGTTCGATTGACATCGACAGCGACGAGTCTGCGGAAGAGTTTGCCAAGCTGAACCCAACCCTGACCAAAACGCTCCAGACCAAGGGAGCCAGGGGCAGGAACTTCTGGGTCAGGATTGAGGGCGAGTTTCCGCCGCTGGCCAAGATCACGGATTGGGGGGAATGGAGGAGTGACGGCGGGCAGACGGTGATCTGGGGCAAGCACCCGACAGGTGGCAACTACAAGTGGATCGTGGTGGAGAAGCCGATCACGATCAAGTTCTCCGACATTGTGTGGCCGGACCATCTGGACCTGCCTTGGAAGATCAAGGTGGACAATGCCTACAACGACCTAGTCGAGGAGTTTGGCAAGCCGTGGAAGGAGGTCAGGGACAAGAAGGAGCGGGAGTTCATCGTCAGCCTTAACCAACCCTTCTGGGCGGGTAAGTACCAGCACGATCACCGGGTATTGTACGAACCGCAGGAGCAGGACTTTTACGAATACGAGGGCGAGCGCGGGATATGGCGGGTCAAGTCGGAGGATGCCATCAAGCAGGAGATCAGCCGCGACATCCTGAAGTTCAGCCGCGAGCAAAACAGGCCGGAGATTGAACACATGAGATCGGACAACTCGCTGGCCGGAATCGTGCGCCAGCTTCGCGGTATCGTGGAGCATCGGGATGCCTTCACCCTGCACCGCATCCCAGGGGTGCATTGCTCCAATCGCTTCATCAAGTTCGAGGCGGGGGCAATCGAGGAGCATGAGTTCAGCCCTGACTTCTTCTCGCGCAATCAATGCCCGGTCGAGTTCAGGGGGTTGGATCTGGTGCCGGAAAGATTTTTGAATGAACTGGCCGTGCCAGCCATCCCAGATCCAGACGATCTGCTCTTGTTCCAGAAGTATCTTGGGATGTGCCTGTTCGGGCGCAACATCATCCAGAGGTTCATGGTGCTGTACGGTCAGGCGGGTGGCGGCAAATCAACCCTGCACAACGTGGTTCACCTGCTTTCGGGCAAGGAGAACATGGCGCAGCTACGCACCCAGCACCTCGACAAGCAGTTTGAGCTTTACCGCTACCGCGCCAAGACGCTCCTGTCCGGCGTGGACGTGCCAGGGAACTTTCTGCAAATGGGCGGGGCCAAGGTCATCAAGGGGCTTACCGGAGGTGACGTGCTGGATGCGGAAGGCAAGGGGATTAACGATGGTTATCACATCGTTGGCAACTACAACATCATCATCACGGCCAACGAGAAGCTGCGGGTCAGCCTGGAGGGGGATGTCGAGGCTTGGAGACGCAGGTTGCTTTTGCTGGAGTTCAACCAGCCACCGCCCGCAAGGAAGATCGACCGCTTTGCGGAGAAGCTGGTGGAGGAGGAAGGTCCGGCCATCCTTGCTTGGGGCTTGCGGGGCTTCCTGCTACTACAGAAAGACGTGGAAGAGACGGGCGACATCCGCCTGCCCGACTCCCAGGCCAAGCGTATCCATAACCTATTGGCAGAGTCAGAGTCGGTTGACCATTTCATCCATGACCGGGTGGACAAGGTAAAAGGATCGGATGTAACAATGGAGGAGTTTGTTCAGCTATACGGCCTGTATTGCGCCGAGAAGGGCTGGAGGCCGCTGTCCGGCTCACGCATGAGTCACCTCATCAGGGACAAGATGCTGGAGCTTCGCCAGAGCAATATCTCCAACAGCGTCAGGAAGTCCAAGAAGGGCTTCAGAAACATCCATGTGCAGGGTCAGGAGGAGGAGGGCTATGCCGATGCTGGATTCTAAGAAGCTGGTTGGTAATGTCGGCGGGGCTTGGGTCAGAGGTACGCCGACCAAAACCACCTCCAAGGGCGATGAGTACCGCTGCCCAGCTTGCGCCCAGGGGGGCGGTGATGCGGGTGGTCAGCATCTTATAGTGTTCAAGGATAGGGCCACCTTTGCCTGCGCTGCTTACCCAAATGACCTAAATCATAGGAGAATTATATGGAATCTAGCCGGGGATAAGAACAAGGGTAGGCCGGAGCCTATCGTACCAAGAAAGGTGGAGCAGAAGAATACCTTCATAGGAAAGCACGTCATGGATATGGAGAAGCTGGCCAAGGAGGTGAGGGAGAGGGATGCGGATCTTGTCGCAGCAAGGAAGGAGAGGGAAGCGGAAGCCAAGCGGCTTGCTAAAGTTACTATTAAAGAAACACAACATATAGACGCTAAATGCGACAAAGAGCGGTTTGGGACGTTTGGGACGGTTATTTTGAGTTCAGCTAATATGCCCCCACCCCCTAATAAAGAAACTACTATTATAAACCATGGTGGGGGGTATGCTCCGATGACATACGAAAAGGCATCCCAAACGTCCCAAGTTAGGCCAACCATGCCCATGGGTGCTTCGCCCATGCCGGAAGGGTATTGCCGTACCTGCTGGAATAAATGGGGTAAGATGGTCAGGGAATACGAGGACATAGGCTGCGAGATTTGTGCGGCCAAAGAAGCCGTATTGGTGTAGCTCTTTTTAGATCCTCCCGCTTGTGCTAAACTGCGGGAATGAAACGCCCCGGCCTATACGCCAACATCAACGCCCGCCGTAAGGCTGGCACATCCCGCCCTAAATCCCAATCTACCATTTCACCCCGCACTTGGCGCATGATGAAGGCCAAGAAGGGCGGCTTCAGTGAAAAGCCCAAGGGTTGACCTGGCCTGGGCGTATATCGAGCTTCTCCTGACAGAGAACTCCCGCCTGCATCAGACCATAGCCAAGGTGGACCGACTCTGTGGTGACATCTTAGCCGACTGCTCCCGCGAGGTGTACGAGGCAAACATGGTCAGCCTGACAGATGACCTAGAGGACTTGGGAAAGTTCCTTGAAGTACACCAAGAAAAGATTAAACTACTGGCAGGAGCATTAAACCAATGAAACAATCCCCATGCAACAGGCCGGTGCGTACCCCTGGAGGGTCAAAGAAGTTTAAGGTTCGAGCCTGTTCGGGTGGCAAGTCCAAGACCATCCGCTTTGGCGATCCAAAGATGACCATTAAGAAGTCCATACCAGGACGGCGCAAGAGCTTTAGGGCTAGGCATCGGTGTGACAGCAACCCGCCCAGCAAGCTTACGGCTAGGTACTGGTCTTGCCGCAAGTGGTAGTCAGTTGAAAAGTAAGAAGGCTTTAAAATCGACGTATTGCCACCTAGGAGCCTCGCCACGAGGTCATGCATCTGGAATCAATAAAGTGGCTGAGGATAAAGAAGCACCCCTAAGTTTGCGTTTAAATGAGGAATCCTATCGCCAAGCTACCGTTCTTGCGGCTCCTTTAGGCAACCGAGCGTGCTGTATTTCAATAGGCTGAACTACCGTTCATATCCCTTATAGGACATAGCGTCCTTATACCGCCCTTATAGGGTCGCCACCCTACCGTTCGTTCTGCTCCCGCCACTTAGCCCAACGCTCCCGCTGAATGCGCGACACTTTTTCGTAATGCTCCCGCGATAGTTTTCTGGCCTTCTGCGGTCCCTTAACGCTCCCGCCCATTCGGCCTAGGCTGGAAAGATACTCTTTGATAATTTGTTCCTTGGTCATAATGCTCCTGGTTAATTGCTGCGCTGCCGTTTATTGGTCAAATAAAATCGCCACGCTGCCGTTTATGGGCGGATGGCGGATTAGGCGAACCGGCCAAGGGGTAGAACCTTGGCGGTGTGGGTTAACTTATCGGATCAAATGGATCATCGGTGTTTGTCACATCATAAACACAATGCAATTCAACCCCGCAATCTCCTGTTTCATAATACTTGCCGCCATTCCACTTTTCTTGAGCAAGTTTTTCAGCTTGCTTTGCGTCTTTTGCGTATAGGTCAATGACAAATGTTTCAGTTTGCTTGAACTCTATTTTATATTTTCTTTTACCTGCTTTTGCTTTCATTGTCCTCCTTCTTTCTTTCATCCCCACCGCCAGGATTGACCCGGCTGCGGTTCCGTTTGTTAGGTTGATTCTATCGAATCTCACCTTTGCTTCCCCCGATTAAGGGGGAAGACAAGGGGAGACTAGTCCGCCTTCAGTAGCTTAACCAAATAGACATATGTCTTTTCCATTTCCTCATTGCTCAAGTCTAATTCGTGGGCGACATATTCCCGATAGTCTTTATCCTCAAGCGCAATTCTCGCAACTTCTTCGATAATGATTTGTCTTTCGTTCTTTTTCATAGTGCGTTCCCTTTCTTTTGTTGTTTTTAGGTTCGACCCTATCGGGTCTCGCCTCCGTTCCCCTCCATTACGAGGGGAAACGAGGAAAGACTTATTTCCGACCGATAAACATAGCAAACGCCACCAAGATCCCGCCCAAAATCAAACCATGGGCGAAGTAAACTGCGCCGTGGATTTCTGCGATCATCGCCACACCTCCTTTCGTATGGTATAATTTTCGACTCCTCTTTCCCTTCTCCACGCTTCGGCACGCTCATACGATTCGAAGCGAAGGAGGAAGGACCCGGCTCTTGAGTAAATGCAGAAGCAGATCATTCAGCAAAAACGAAGCAATAACCTTCGTTCCTCGGCAAAGCTCCACCAATCACCGGCCTATTCCACTCCATGTTTTTGGTTTTATCTGCCAGTTTCCGTTGCAATGTGTGACAGGCCGCAAGGTGGGCCGTGTCTTGATTGTGTTCGTGAGGGTATGGGATCTGAACTGACCCCGCCTCGCAATATGCCTTGATCCTGCTTCCCCGCAGATTGGTGCAAGGAAGGTATTTTGTTTTTATGGCTTGTTTCATGTGTGCGTTTCCTTTCTTTAGTTTTTGGTTATTCTTGCCAATACATCTTGGCGAGAAAATAGGTTGTCAGGATCAGCGTAGGGGCGAGGAGGATGGATTCGATCATTTTAATTCCCCGCTAGGCATAAAAGCGAAGGCGTTCCCGCCTGTGTCAAGAAACTCGTTTTTCTTCTTGCGGACAACCATGAAGCAGTTTCCCGACTTGGTTTCGATCAAATAGATCGAAGCCGCCGTGAATCCACGATCCACGACAATGTGATCTTTTACCAAGATCGTCTTGATCGAGTTATCGGGTGAGAACATGGTATAGGTTTTCCCGACTTGTAAAAAGTCGGCCGGTTTGGGTGCGTGTGTCGTTTGCATAAATGGAGCCTAGTCCAAGCGGGTTGGTTATGTCAACAATTATTTTTGAGAATCTTTTGTGGTAGGTTATGCGGGTGGAAAATCCGCCCGAAGAACTTCCAGAAAAATCAAAGAATGGACGTGTGGCATTTACGAAAGAGATCGAGGAAAAATGCCTTTCCGCTTGTTCCTCTGGCTTCACTCTCGAAAAGTGTGCTGGCTTGGTAGGCGTTCCAGTTGGAACGATTAAAACTTGGGTGCATAGAAACCCGGCTTTCGGCAGAAAGATGGAAACCGCAAGAAAAAATCACGAGCTAAAACTTT